TTCGTTGCAGATCTTATTTCAGTTCCTTACTTTATAAAGACAAAATCCTGGGATGTGGTTATAATGTTAGCATTCCTACTCTTCATTTCGTTATCTAAGTTACTATGAATATCTTTGTAACTGACTCTAGTCCCTGGAAATCTGCTGTTGTCCTTCCTGACAAGCACATCGTCAAGATGCCCTTAGAAACATGTCAGATGCTTGCCATTGTATGCTCTGACAAATGGGGTCATGGGTTTGGCACTATTCCTAAAGCAGATGGAACTCCATATGCTACAGAGAAAGGAGCATTCCGTAATCATCCATGCACTATCTGGGCAAATAATTTTGTGCTAAACTGGCAATGGTTACTTGCTCATGGACTTGCTATGTGCGATGAATACACCGCTCGCTACGGTAAGGTCCACACCTGCTTTAATACTCTTCTAGCAGCGAAGGATATACTGCCTACCGGTGATCCTCAAGGACGCTCAGGGAAGCATACAACGCCATTTGCGAGGGCAATGCCTGAGGAATACAAACTCGATACCAACATAGATACATTTACCGCATATAAAATGTATATTGCGAGTAAACCATGGGTCAAAGATAACTATCTAAGACTTCCCCATCGTAAACCAGACTGGATTTAATTATGCCAACTTACAACGTTAAAAATTTAAAGAATGGAGACACTTTAGAACTTAGTCTATCCATTTCTGCTTATGAGCAATGGAGAAAAGATCATCCTGATTGGGATAAAGACTGGAGTGCTGGTGGGTTTGGGGGAACTATATACGGTGAACCTAAACAATCAGAAGGTTTTAAAGAAGTGATGCAAAAAGTACAGAAGCGTCACCCCGGTGCTAACTTATCCCGTTATACTTGATCCTATGCCTAGAAAAAGAAATTCTGCTCCAGTTCCTTCAGGTATGTCTACCAAGCAGATGAAGAGAAGGAAACCTATCAATAGTGAATATCTTAAAACTATTGAACCTCTCACTGAGAACCAAGAAAAGTTCTTCCACGATTATTCTCTACAGCAGAATATGTTTGGTTATGGGTGTGCTGGTACAGGTAAAACTTTTATTGCTCTTTATCTGGCACTCAAGGATGTATTAGACGAAAATAGTCCATATGAGAAGATTTACATTGTTAGATCTTTGGTTGCTACGAGGGAAATTGGTTTCCTTCCAGGAGATCATGAGGACAAATCTTCACTGTATCAGATTCCTTATAAGAACATGGTGAAGTATATGTTCAAGATGCCAGATGATAATTCATTTGAACTCTTGTATACTAATCTGAAAGCACAGGGAACTGTGTCATTTTGGTCCACATCATTCATTCGTGGTACTACATTTGATAATGCTATCCTTCTGATTGATGAAGCACAGAACCTGAACTTCCATGAACTTGATAGTATCATCACCCGTGTTGGTGAGAACTCTAAGATTATGTTCTGTGGTGATGTAGTTCAGACTGATCTAGTCAAACAACATGAGAAAAATGGCATTATTGATTTCATGAAGATCCTAGAGGACATGAATGAGTTTAGTTTAGTTGAATTTGATGTCAATGACATCGTTCGTTCTGGTCTAGTTAAATCGTATCTTGTAAGTAAAATGGGGCTTGGTCTTTAATATGTTTAATCATGTTGGTAATTCTTTAAGTGAACTTCCTAATCCTACTACAGTGAATGGAGTGCGATATTATTGTACTCCTAGTGGTAAGAAACTCCCATCAATCACGTCTATCACATCATTGAAATCTCGTAAGAGCATTGCTGAGTGGCGCAGACGTGTTGGTGATGTAGAGGCAAATCGTATCTCTAAGCAAGGCACTGATCGTGGTACTAAGTATCATGCATATGCCGAAGATCATTTCAATAATATTGAGGTGAAACCAAAGGATCTTATGGAACAGATCAGTAAACCATATCAATTGTTTGAGAATTCCCTTCCTTATTTTAGTGACATAAATAATATACACGCTCTTGAAGCACCACTGTATAGTGAATATTATGGTCTTGCTGGTCGAGTAGATTGTATTGCTGAATACCAAGGCGAACTAGCAATTGTTGATTTTAAAACATCACGTAAGCAGAAACCAGAGAAATGGATTGAACATTACTTTGTTCAATGTGCTGCCTACGGTGCTTTGTATCATGACCTCACAGGTATTGAGGTAAAGAAACTCGTCATTATCCAAGCATGTGAGGATGGTGAGGTGCAATTATTCCAAAAGTATGATACAATGTATTATATGAAATTATTGGAGCAGTACATTAATGAGTTTGTTAACTATCACAAGGGAGAAAAGTTTGCCAATGTCTAAGGAAAACCTTAACGACATTTTGGAACAGAAATTTATGACTGCTGCTAAGTTCTCGATGGAAATTGAAAACTTGAAAAAGATCAGTAACGGTACAATGAATTATATCGAATGTATCATTCATTTTTGTACCGAAAATAATATTGAAGTTGAAACTGTTTCTAAATTGATTTCAAAACCATTGAAAGAAAAATTAAAGTATGATGCTCAACGTCTCAACTACATGAAGAAGTCTTCTAAGGCACGACTCATTCTATGACCGCGTTTGAGTCCTATAAAATGTATGTCGCCCTGAAGTTACACTTCACTACCGACAGTTATGATTACTTCAAATTTCACGGTAAAACTAGAGTAACGGAAGCAAACTTCGAGAAAAGGAAGGACCGTTACTTTTTCAAAAAACTTACTAATCGTAAGAAAGATGATGAGATCCTTCCATATTTCGTCTCAAATTTTGTTGCAGATCCAGCAGGTTGGATTGGTAACATGGTAAGAAATAACGGTGATGATAATTATCGTGCATGGAAGAAACGAATGGAAAGTCTGCACTACACCTTTAGTGAAGACATAGACTTCATTCTACAGCAGGTAAATGAATTCGATCAGTTATTCACTGTGACTGAAACACATCCTCAGTTACTTAAATACCTTCTGGGTAGTAAAATATCAATGGAGACATTTGTTATCCTTGATAAAATTCTGAACTTTATCCCACAGTTTGATAATAAAATTACGGAACACCTTGTATGGAAAGATGTGAGGAGAACCGTTCTTAAGTATGCTCCATTTATAACTGTGGATACTGTTAAATATAAACATACATTAAAGGAAAAAGTATTAGATCACCAATGTCTTTCTTCGATTCAAAAATAGTACAACAAGAAGCTCAAGAGATTAGTCTTAAGCAGCAAGAAATCGTCAATAGGATGCCATTTATTCCTATGATGACATCAGATGATCGTATAGATTTTTTTGATGCGATGCTGGAATTGATTGAGCGTCAGAAAATATTTTACATGAGATTAAATCTTTCTGATGATCCTATGGCAAAGGAACTGAAAGCAGAATTCCGACGTGCTGCTAAGACACTAGGTATGGATGCTGAGGGTCTAGACATGTTAGGGATCTATGATAGTTTCCGTGAAAATATGGAGAATGTCCGTCAGCAGGTGCTTGACGGCGACCTATAAATAGTGTATGATGATCCTGTTGGGACATCATAATCCAACAAATACAAAAATCCGAGGTAATACGAATGTCTTTTGCTGATCTTAAAAACAGCTCTAAATTTGGTTTTGATCGTCTGAATAAGGAGATTGACAAACTCCAAGCCACTGGTGGCAGTTCTGACGAACGGTTCTGGAAACCTGAAATGGATAAGTCAGGTAATGGTTACGCTGTAATCCGTTTCCTTCCTGCTCCTGATGGTGAAGATCTTCCATGGGCGAAGGTCTGGTCTCACGGTTTCCAAGGCACTGGTGGATGGTATATTGAAAACTCCTTGACCACTCTTGGTGGTAAGGATCCTGTCTCAGAACTTAACCGCACTCTGTGGAACAGTGGTCTTGATAGTGATAAAGAAATTGCTCGTAAGCAGAAGCGTAAACTCTCTTACTACGCTAACATCTACGTTGTAAGCGATCCTACTAATCCTTCTAACGAAGGTAAGGTCTTCCTCTACAAGTTTGGTAAGAAGATCTTTGATAAGATCCAAGCAGCAATGCAACCTGAGTTCCAAGATGAAACTCCTATCAATCCTTTTGACTTCTGGCAAGGTGCTAACTTCAAACTGAAGATCCGTAAGGTTGAAGGTTACTGGAACTACGATAAGTCTGAGTTTGCTACTCCTTGTCTGCTCGATGACAAGACTGATACTGAACTGGAAGAACTGTGGCGCAGTCAGCATTCCTTGAATGAGTTCATGGATGCTAAGAACTTTAAGTCCTATGAAGAACTGGAAAGTCGTCTGAATGTTGTGTTGGGTCGTGGCGGCAAGCAGAAATTTGATCGTGAAACTGCTGAGTCAGAAGGTGACTTTAACGGTGCTGACATTATGTCTAGTCGCCCTAACTTTGCTTCAACTCCACGTCCTACTGTAGAGACTGCTGCTCCAGTCGCTGTTGCTGCTGCTCCTAGGGTTGCTCCTACAGACGATGATGACACCCTGTCATACTTCGCTCGCCTTGCTGAGGAAGATTCATGAAACCTATTACACTTGATGAATACAGGGAGGCAGGGGAAGAGTTCTTCCCTAAGTTCTTCTACGTTGCTAAAGAGTTAGGTGAGAGTGCTAAGGCAGAAGATGTCCTTAAAATTATGGAATCTCTTGCTGGTGTCGCCATGAAGAACCGGTTCAAAGATAAAATCGGACCATGGGGATTTATTAAATCTGAAACTGAAGAGTGAAAAAATACTTCATATCCTTCATAACGAATCCAGGGGTGCTGACCTCACTCCTGATGTTCGGAATGATAGCATTCATAGGGATAGTTCATAACGATGCTCACCTTAGAATGAATATGGATGCAGATTCTTATGTGAGGCAGTGGTGTAGGTCATCAGCAGAAAACAAAAAGACCTGCATCAGTTATGGTGGTAATATGGATTACTAAAGTGATATACTATTGAAGATAGAAGTTTTATTTAAAGTCTTCTTGACACTAGCATCAAAAGTAAGATCTTTACTAAACCTATAATCAACTGATGCCTGGAAGAGTCTTACGAATGGATTTAAGAATGCTGGTTTCAGCACCTGTATAAATCTTCTCTTATTATTCAACTCTTGTTCATACTCATAATAAGATTTAGATGACAGTAAAGTAGATCCATTTTCATATTCTTCTACAAAAGGATTATATGATTTAATATAACGAAGTTTATATGAATCTGCATCATTGGGGTCATAGTAAACAATCATTCCGCCTGGTTGTACTATCTCTCCAATATCATTTTTCACTTCCTTAGTTTCCCAGTGCTTTATATCAAAAGCATTGGGATATTTTTTTGCAACTAATTTTTCAAACTCATCATTATCCAATGGCCAATCATTCTTAGTGTCAATGATTTTATTTGTTAGAAGAATGATCCAATCATAATTGGGATCATTATACACTGCTTCTGATACCTGGTCTGGTCTAAATCCTTGATTTAATTGGAGTTCAGTAAATAAGTCAGTAGCAAATGCTGAATTATCAATAGCAATAAATTTAAAGATATTTTTTGCTAATACAAAATCTCTATTAGTAAATTTATATTGTACTCTCTGAGGAGTATATTCTATGTTTGGTAATTTTGAGAAAAACATTAGGATACTCCTGGTGCGGGATTGTTGAATAATGTATCGCTAAACAGATTAGTAACTTCAGTAACCTGCATTGTAATTACTACACCTACTGTTGTTGCTTGATCAGTAGCATCAAAATTTGATAATTGTGTGTAATTACCAGTTGGGGTAAAATCAAAATTTATGCTATTGATGGCAGCAGGAAGAAGAGGTTTAATAAATGGGTGTTGTTTAGCACCTCTTTTATATGTAATTAATACAAATGGAGGTTGTTTAATAAATCTATTACCATCAGTATTGAAAATAAGACCGCTAGAGGTTGCTAATCCTGCTCCTGCTACTCCAGCAGCACCAGCAAGCCCACCAATCAGACCATTGAAATTAACCTGACCTGAAAATAATGAACCAAGCGCCTGAAAGGCTCCTCCAGTTACAGCTTCTCCTGATTTTATATTAGCAACATTCGCGAATGTTTTTGTGAGGTTTTTGGCATCAAGATTTGCTTTAGCACTAGGCAAACTAGCTTTTCTTAAAGTATCTACAATGCTAAAAATTGCCTTAGCGTCCTTTGCTGACTTAGTAAACATTGTAAATTGAAAGTTAAAACTTCTAAAGTCTGGACCTTCATAAAGCACTTCTAAGTTAGGATTAAATACAATTCCACTAGTCGCAGAAAGAATTCCATTATCAGTAAGTTGACTTGCACCCAACTTATTAGCTACTTCAACACTTTTGTTAAGTGCAAAATTTTCTATAAATCTTCGGGCGACATTTTGTAGAGCTGCACCATTTACTATACCATTACCTCCATTAGTAAAAAATGGACCAAGTTCTCCTTTAGTAGTATTATTAAATTGCTGACTCATTTGTTCCGTTACTTTTTGAGGAACATTTAGGATAATAGGAACACCTTCTTTTACATAAGTTCCACTTCCTTTATAATCTTTTCTGATAAATTTCATCTCAAGATAATCTGTGCCCGCATCTGCTTTAAACTCTGATGGATATCTAAGTGCTGTCATTAGTTGTCTATAAATTTATGGATGGGTAGAGATGCTATAAATTCCCAATCTTCTTCTTTCACTTCAAAGAATAAATTATCAGCTTGTTTGAA